TGTTAATTATTGTAAAATTGTTTCCAAATGTGTCTCTATAACCTTCTATATTTTTATTTACATCTCTCCAAGTACGTAATACAATTTGAGGTAATAAAGCACGTCCATTATTGGCTCCACGTGCTACGTTTCTTTCTAGAGAAGTCATAGGGGAAACCCAAATCATAATCATGAATGTTTCGTATCCTAAATCTTCTAATTCTTGTTTTTTCTTTAATACTGGTTTAATTGCTGCACCAGTACCATCAATTATAATGTTTTGTCTTTCTTGAGACAATTGAGCATATTTTTCTTTAGTAGTTTTTTGAGCTTGACCCATTAATTGAGCAGCTTTTGACAATTCCTCAGGACCAAAATCTTTTTGAGACATACCTAAACCAGCTGTTTTTAACAATTCCTCATAGGTGTCATCGATATTTATGACCTTGAATTGATCGGGTTGAATTAACGTTTTAAGTGTGAAACTCTTGCCAGAACCTGCGGGACCCGCTAGGAATATTGCTTTAGGTTTTTCAGCTATTTCTCTTAATATGTCTACTAATTTGATCATGCTATATAAATATAATAAGGGTGACTTGACTAATCAAATCACCCCTATAAATATTCAATCTTTAAACTAAATTATTACTTAGTTTCAGTAGCGATTTCAGCAGTAGATGGGTTGGTTGCAGTTACAGCAGTTGAATCAACAACAGCAGCAGTATCAACAACAGTTGAATCAGTTGTTGGGGTAGTGGTTGAAGATGAATTTGTTGAAGTACAAGCAGCAAAACCTAATGTTGCTACAGCTAAAAATAAAATTGATTTTTTCATAACGTGTTTTTTTTTGTTTTTGTTTTTAATTAATTAATATGATTAAATATAATAGAGGAGTTGTGACAACTCACATTTATTTTAAGATTCTAATTTAATTGATATTGGTAATTTTTCACTATATGGTTTCATGTCTGGATTTTCTAGTTTGAATATATCATAAACTTTTAAGAATGATTGTAAATTTTCTTGATAAGTATTATGTGGTGTTTTTAATGCCCATCCATCACCTTGAAGTTTTTTACCTGATTTATCAGCTCCGCGGGAACTTGATTTTAACCAAATAATACCTGTTTGTTCAATAGGAGTATCAAAATTTTCATTCCATGCTTGAGCATAAGCTGCTAATTGTAAATCATATGATGTATGAAGTGAATTAGATGTTTTAATATCTAACAAACAAATTTTACCATCAATCTCTACTACTAAATCGATTGTACCAGCATATTTGTATTCATCTGAGAATATATGTTGTTCAGTTGCAATTAATCTAGGTTTAACTGTATTCCAAAAATCAGCAAAACGTAGAATCATTTGCCATACTATCAAATTATATTTTGCTTTACCATATTCATCAATCCAAACTAATTCTTCACCATTTAAGAATTTTTCAATTGCTTCGTGAGTTTCAGTACCTTCATCAGCTGCTTTTCTAGCAATAATATCTGAATTGTGTCCTACATCTTTCATCCAATTTTCAAAAAACTTACCTTTTGGAAAATATGATAAAACATACGTTACAGATGGATAAAATGTTTTTGGTTTTCTTTGGTAAAAACGTTGATCACCTATAGTAATCTGTTTGGAATCATCATTGTATTCTAAAATACGTTTAATTTTTTTGTCTTTTAGAATGTTGTTGGTTTTTTCGATCATATTGATTCTAGTTTTTTTGCTAACAATCCATGGAAAGTTAACGGATATGTATTTTCTATTGTGTTTAAGAAACTTTCAAAGCCTATTTCGTTTGCATCTTTTCCTTCCATCTCTACCAAATATACTTGTTTACCATAAGACATTAATTTCTCACAGTGTTTTAAAGCATCTTTAATAGCATCTTTATCTAAGGCTATATAAATTTTATCTACTTCGGATTTAACTAATTTAGTCATTAACTTTTGATGTAATACCTTACCGAATAAAGGTATAACATTTCTTTTAATTGTAAGGGCATCAAACATACCTTCACAAAGTATAATTGGAGCATTCCAATTTATATATAATTCAAAACCAATAATGTCTTTTACAGACATTGGGGGATTTTTATATTTTCTTGGTGATAATCCTTTATAATCTCTGGCTATAAAATAATTTAATTTACCATTATCATCATAAGAAGGAATAATTACTCTACCTCCATATGGACCATCATTACAAAATCCAATATTATATTTAATAATATCTTCAGGCATAATGCCTCTTTGTTTTAAAAATCTAAACGCATGTTTTGATTCAATATGTGCAACTTTATCTTTAATTACTTGAGATGTTAAATTACTTAATGGAATAAATTCTTTAGGTAATTCAATAGCTTCATGAGTAGTATATTCTTCTCTAGCTCCTGGTTGTATAATTAATTTTAATTCGGATAATTTATTTGATGGTGCTTTAATTGCTTTAAATAATGATCTAATAGTTTTACCTTTAGAATCACATATCCAACAATGCCAAGGATTTTCTTTCTTAGCGTTTGTTTTTGTGTTAATTTCTAATTTTGGTTTGTGATGAGTACAAAGAGGACAATTAAAAGCATAGTTACCTTTGCTTGTTGATTGGCCTTTCCCCAGTATAGATTCCAATAATACTATTAAAGCAGCATTTTCCATTAGGCGAAATATACTGACATTAGCTCAGACAACCAAGTCTTTACTATAAAACTTGCCTAGTATATTATCATTAATAAATCCACTATTAGGTTCTAATACATTATAATCAAATAAGTATTTACACTCGTAATATGTTAACTCTTTCTTGGATTTACACAAACGAATTAAAGTACGTGTAATGCGTTCTTTTGGGTATTGTTTAACGCTGTCTTTAATTTCTTGAGCAGAACCATAATATGTTTTCCAATCAGATTCTTTAGTAACTTTCTTTTTAGATGGTTTTTTTCCTCGAGCAGTAGGTAAATTAGCTAATTCTTTTTTACCTAATTTAACGTTAGTATTGTGAAAGAAATTCTTTTTACCAATATATTTTCTACCAGTATCAAGAATTGTGGTTATATAGATATAACCTTCATATTCATTAATATCAAAATTTTCATTGTTGATTAATTCATCAACTGTAGTAACTTGTAACATAACATTATTTTTATTTTATAAATCGTATTTAACCACAAACGTCATATCTGTATCTGGAGATATTAAAAGTGGTTTTCCGAATTTAGCAACTGCTAGTAATTCGTTATTATCATTATATAATCCTAATGTTGTAACGTAAGGATTAAATGATGATGATGTTGCAAATCCATATAGAGATCCACTTTCGTCTGATGTTAAGGATGGATTGTAACTTAGGTTAAATTCACTTTCTTTAACAACACAACGTACCTCATTTTCATAAATGATATGCTCATTTTTGAATGATAAATTAAAGGATCCTGTGTGGGTTATTGCCATATTGTATAAATATTATATACTTAGAAGTTTATCTAGTGTATTTTGTAATTTATTACGGTATTCTATTCTTTCAATAGGAATTTGTAATAATTCTTTATGTATTTTTATTTGATTACTTAATGTTACTATTTTAATAATATTATCATCTAATATAATTTCTTTAGTTTCTATATTATCTTGTCTAATGAATATATCAATTACTATATTATCACTATTAATATAATAATAATCAATTTTAGATTTATCAATAGATGGTTTAATTTCTCCTAATTCTTGAAGTTGAGGAAAATATATTTTATCTTTAATAATAATATCTATGTCGTTTATTTCGGTAGTACTACCATTAAAATAATTTGATATACTTCCTCCAAATATAACGTTTCCTTTTGTTAATTGATTTATTAGTTTTGTTTTGTGTTTAATAATATCTCTCATTATTAACAAAGAGCTATAGGAGCTGAGTTAACTGATACTGTCTCATCGTTACCATAGCAAAAATCATATTTTAAATATTGAATTGTAACACTTGAAGAACCATTAGCTATTATATAATCAACAGGAGTTACTCCATTAAATAATACAGTAAATGTATAATCTGGATGAGATGATACTGGGTTACAACTTGCATCAGTAACAAATATAGTAAAGTCATAGTAATCTTGAGTACAAGTATCAATTGAACTTAATGATATTGTGTTAGTGAAAGCAAAAGTATCTGTAGTAGTATAGCGTAAATTTGGATTTGATGTTGAAGGTGTAATACTTGGTGTTATTGTAACACTAGGTGTTGTAGTAATTGATGGTGTTAAACTTGGAGTAGTTGTAATTGATGGTGTTAAACTAGGTGTTGGTGTAGGTGAAAGTCCAAAAGTAGGACTAACCGTAATTGATGGGGTGATTGATGGGGTTAGGCTTGGTGAAACAGTAATTGAAGGAGTTGATGTTGGTGTTTTAGAAGGTGAACGTGTAGGTGATGGAGATGTTCCTGGATTACCTGTGCAACAAACGCCAGTGTTAGTTACTGTAGATACAGTATTTGGATAGAATATAAGATTATCATTTTTATAATAAAATACACTAGCAGATACAGGAGATATTGTTGTATTAACACAGAAGGTACGAGTACCAGGGGTATTG